AAGAACTTCATAGAAATCTCTATTCTCTTGACGAGCCTTAGCTAAGATCATCGGTAAATGTAAGCTGACAGCGCCTAAATTAAAACGACCCTCAAAGATTACGGTATCATTTTCATCCGCAGGATTCATTCCTCCACGCTCATACCATGGAGACAGAGATGCTCTACACCCCATAAGACTAAGAGGCTTACCATACTTCTTATACATAGAGGGAATATACCCTTCACCAGACATAGACAGATAGTCAGGATACATACTCTTTTTGCTACACTCTATAGCCTCATTAAAGATATACTCATAGGGTTTACCAGGGCCATGTAATTCTTCATCATACAAGAACGTGAGCTTGGGGAACAACACAGTCTTTTTATAACCTGCCTTGCCCTGGCCTCCGGCTCTTACTCTAAGAATAGCAGTGTTAAGCAAGCACCCCCATCTGGATGTATTTAAACCAAAAGATACTGCAATAAATGGATAATCTCCTCTAGAGCTTCCTACAGTATTAAATCTATATTCCCAAGACTGGAACAGCTGTTCCATATCTCTATATACTTTCTTCTCTGCTTTCTTATCAGCCTTAGCAAGAATAACATCATCAATATCAAGACCATTGTTTTCAGCATCTTCAATATACTCATTATAATACAGATCATAGCTCTTCTGAGCATATTTATCTAAGATGAAATCAACCTGGGGGATAGTGAATCCGCCATACTGTTGTGATGCTGCACTGATAGTGGTATCAGAGATTACATCTCCAGCAACGTCTAATGTTTTAGGCTCATTATACCACTGGTTGCCCATCTCAAATCCACCATCTAATACATTCTTCATATCAAACAGACAGCAGTTCAATCCATCAAGACGATCCTTCATATCATGAATATAGATATATCCATCTCTAGCAGCTTGAAGCTCTTCTTTGTTTAAGAAGAACTTTTGATATAATTCCTTATTGAGCTGGCCATAGATCAATGATCTCTGTGTAGAAACCATAGCAGAATCTGTATTAGCATTAGATACATCCCCAATATATCTAATAGCCTGGGACTTCTTATACACATTATCAAGAATATTACAGAATTCTACTTTATAATTTCTATAATCACGATAGCTCTTGGCAATCATAGGATCAATCTCTTCAAGAGCATTCTCTGCAAATGTGTGCATGGCACTAATGGGAATCTTACCATTATGCTCACTAGCATAATTTGCAGCCATTGCTATAACAATATTACTAATCTTTTCAATCTCATCATCAGTGTAAGTATGTAAACACCGTTCGGCAGATTTAGATACCGCACTGATTACCTTCTCAATATTGAACTCCTGTTCAGTTCCATCTTTCTTAATAACAATCATCTTTTATACAAACCTCCTGTAAAGAGTAAAATATATTTTATTCCACATCCCTCTCTAATAGTGTGGATTAATATATTGTCGTCAGTAATGCTAAATCCAAATAATAAAGTACTCCGTTTGTGATTATATAAAATTACTGCTTATATAAAGCAAAATAATCTAATACAACACTCAATAATAGGATTTTTAACGGCTAGACATTTTATTAATTACCAATATAGGGAGGAATAATAATGGCCACAAAGAGAAAGCCTAAGCACATTACTAAAGAGGCAGATTTAAATGATATAATTAATCTTACTCATGAAGAAGCCGCTCGTAAGGCTACAATCATGAATTGGTTTGGGACGTTTGCAGATGCTCCTAGATTTAATACATATGATACTGTAGAGATACCCGCTGGTAAATATGGCATAGATAAGCATAAGAACAAAAAGCCATTTACCACCACTGTAGGATTATGGGTATTTAACAAAGCATTTATAGAACCAGTATCAAATGTTTTAGGATACATTAATGAGACTGTAAATGGGGATAAGTATGATGATATTAACCAAACTTTATCATACGCTCTTCTTGAAGATAAAATTACTGTAGATCAATTAAAAGACTTTATAATGCAAACACAGATTCTTATGGGCTGTGCTAGCGCTATATGTCCCTCACATGATATGGATATATTACTATTAACCAATCAGGCTGAGATTAAGAAGAAAGAGTTAGAGAAGAAATATGCAGATAGAATTGCTCAAGGCGATATTGTTGCTATGAAGGCAGTAGAGGATGAGCTTACCGCATGGGCAAAGCAACAGCTTAAGGATTCAGAGTCTGCTGATATGTATAACTCTGGTGCTCGTAGTTCCTGGGGTAATAACTTCAAGAATATGTATTTAATGAGAGGCCCGCTTAAGGGCACCGATGGAAATTACACATATACAAGCAGCTCGTATATGTCTGGAATGAAGAAGGATGAATACTCAGCTGTAAACGACTCTGCTGTTGGAGGGCCTTATTCCAGATCTAGAAAGACTCAAATGGGAGGGTACTTGGAAAAGCAATTTACTAATGCTACACAGCATATTAAAGTATTACCGGCTGGCAGTGACTGTGGGTCTACAGGTACTATTACTATCACCTTAACTAACAAGAATCTTAGTATGTGGCTGTACAGCTTTATAGTTGGTAATAATGGATCTTTAACTGAATTAACTATGGAGAATAAAGACAAATACATAGGCAAAACTGTTAAATTTAGATATTCAGGATTATGTAAATCTAAAAATGGATGTATATGCGAAAAGTGTGCAGGTACCATGTATAGACGCATAGGTATAGAGAATATCGGCCTAGGCACAATGATTATGATGAGTTCACTTAAGAATGCATCCATGAAGCGGTTCCATTCAAATACTCTTAACCTAGCTGAACTTAGTCCTGATGAGTGTTTTGGAACTCTATAAAAATAATATTTGATTCCCTTTACGGCATTAAATAAATATATTCCTAACAATATAAGTAATCCATATTGCGGATTAATACTTATACAAGGAGATATTATTTATGCCTATTGGTAAACGAATTGAAATTGATTATGACAGGGTATACCATTCTAGGACCGGCGATTTTAAGATAGTAAAAGAATTGCCATCTGTTGCTATGGGAACTACAGGAAAAGCCATAAGACGCATGGTTGAAGTGGAATTCATAGAGACTGGAACTAGAAAGCAAACCCAACTTCAAACAGCTTTAGCTGGTAAAGTATTAGACCCATATTATAAAACGGCTGGAGGAGTTGGGTATTTAGGAGATATTTCCAACTTACAGTATACCAAAAATGAATATGACATTTGGAGGCATATGATACTTAGATGCTATGACCCAAACGATAATGCTTATTATAACTATGGCGCCATAGGAATTAAAGTAGATGAAAGATGGCATTGCTTTGCAAATTTTGTAAGGGATCTTCCGCTCATATATGGGTATGCTGATTATTATAACAGCAAAGATAAGTCTAAGTTTGCTTTAGATAAAGATATACTTCAACGTAATATTCCGAGAGAGCAAAGAATATATAGCGTCAATACATGCGTTTTTGCTAAATCATGCGATAATTCACGGATGTCTAGAGTTACAGATAAAAGTAAAACCTCTAGTAACTATTATGGGGTATATAGAAATAAAAATGGCTCATACCAATCGTCTATTAATGTAGATAAGAAGAAATATTTTCTTGGTACATATGATGATGAAGTTGCCGCTGCAACTGTGTACAATTACGTTATATCTAGATGCTCTTATGCTCCAACACTGAATACAGATTTGCCTACTATGGATATTAATGAAGCATTAAGTCATCGTTTAAGTAATGTACCATTAGTTCTTCCTCCTAATATAGACACAGCTGGTCTTAATCTAAATCCAAACAATGGTAATAAATATATAGGAGTAGCACAGTCATCGTATAATTCATATGCCGCTAGTTATAGTCTTAATAATAGATCTATACATATTGGTGTATTTGATAGCCCTATAGCGGCAGCTAATGCCCACAACTGGTGCAGCGGTTTTTATGCTAATGGCAATGGGTATATTAATGATGTACCTTATATGCCCCCTACAGAATGGTTGCACCATAAGAAGTATAGAACCCCTCCAGTAGAAATGTGTAAGATAGTTAATAAGTAAAATAAATGCCCTCTGTGGTTTTCCACAGAGGGTGTTTTAATCTAATCTAAAGAATAATGATATGTTATAACAGAGTATGTAAGCAAATATAACAAGGATTACATACAAATAACTCTAATGGGAGGTATATATTATGGCAGATCAGATGTCTATTAATTTGCAATATCCGTATGATGGCAAATACGATTATTTCACTGAGATTAAAAGAATTAATCTAGACAAGCAACGTGATGAGGATATTAAATCTGGAGTTGGTTTTCTCATTACAGAGCCCAAGGGTATTAAGAAAGATGTAAAGCTCCAGAATGGTATTTTCTCCAGTAGATATGGATCTAATTCTATTTCAGATACAGATTCATTCTCTGGGAGATATCGTTGTAAGTGCGGATTAAAGAGAGGTTCCATTAACAATGGTGAATATTGTGATGTATGTGGAACCAGAGTAACATATGTAGATGATGATGTATCTATTACTGGATACTTGAAATTGAAAGATCGGTATTGGATTATTCATCCTAACCTGTATTATACTATAGAGCAGTTCATTGGCTCTGGTAGATTACAGAGGATTATTGAACCTGACGTTCAAGTGGATTGTAATGGTAATGAGATTCCCATTATTTCCGTGAAGAAAGATGAACCCTTTAAGGGTATTGGTCTATTGGAATTTCATGAGAGATTTGATGAAATAATGAGCTTCTATCTTGCTAAGTATCCTACAAAGAAGCTCTATTATGACAACATCATGCAAGAGAGAGAAAACGTATGGACTCATACTATTAGTATTTATTCTAGCCTGTTGCGTCCTAGCTCTCTAGATAATGGTTCTCTTAAATACGAGGACTGTAATGACCAGTTTAATATGCTTGCTAGCCTGGTGTATAAATGTAATGATGATGCTCTTGAGATTGATAGAAAGATCAAAGAGCGTTTAAATCTGTTGTATGACATTCAGGTCTGTGTTAACACAGTATACACAAAGATCAAAGAAATCCTAGCAAAGAAGAAGGGCGATATTAGAACTGCTATTGGTGGTAGATATTGCTTTAGCTCTAGAAGCGTTATTAAACAAGATCCTACGCTGAGATCTGATGAAGTAAGATTACCATTCGCTGGTTTATGCGAGATGCTTCAACAGGTTATCATAAACATTCTTGTACGTTCTTATAGCTTCAACTATTCTGATGCGTATAAGAGATGGTACAAAGCTCAAGTAATTGGATTTGATCAAGCAATCTATGATATTATTGATGGTCTTATCAAAGATAAGAATGGATTGCCTGTACTGATCAATCGTAATCCTACAATATCTTATGGAGGCATCTTAGCATGCCGCTGTATTGGTATTAATAGAGATTATACCATGTCCATCAGTCTGTTGGTGCTTAAAGCTCTTGCAGCAGATTTCGATGGTGACACACTTAATATCCTCTATCTATACAATAAGGATTTCATTAGACTTGCAGAAAGAATAATCAATCCGAAATATATGTATATAGATAGAAACACTGGAACCTGCAATGCAGATTTCATCCACAGCAGAGATACGATTATTAATGCCAATAGTCTTAAGAGCCTCTATCACTACAGTCCTGAACAGATAGAACGTATTAGAGCTCTTCAGGCTATGGATTAATATAAAAAATTTACGGAGGTATAGTAAAATGAAACAAGCAAAGAAAGCACCCAAAATTTTCACAGTACCGGCAGGTCAGTTTGACTGTGGGTATGTGGATCCTGTAACTGGAGACGTGTTATTGCGTTGCAGTGATATCGATATGGATAAGTTTAAAGATCCTGAACTCTGTGCAGCTATAGAGGATATTGAGTATACGCCGCCTGAAGGCGATTATGGTCCTGCCACTATAGTGTATGAGACATACGATAACAATGGTAATCTTGTCGATCCTCTTGCCGAGATGGATCCGAGTTACAAAAAGGCAATCGATGTCGAGCGCAAGAATAATGTGTTTATCGCTTCTGCTATCGCTAGCCTTCAGGAAGAGCGTGATGCAAAGAAAGCAAAAATCGATAAGGAGTGCCGTTCGGCTATCAGCGATGCTATTATTGATTGCTTGAGCAATACTAAGCTGCTCCATCAATCTAAGGATAACACCTATGACAGAGATGCTCTTGTCTATGTAGCTGATGGTCTTGAGATGATCTACAGTGCTGCGGATAAGGCCAAGGCTAAGGTCGATCAGAAGTATAATACTGCGATCAATGAGACTATGCTTGAGTACGTGACTCAGGCCAACATCCATAGAGATGCAGTAGTTATGTGTACTCTTGTAGAGAAGAAGTAATATTCATATTAAATGCGTATTTGGGCTCTGAGGATTACCTCAGAGCCTTTAATACGTTCATTTAGGAGGATCAATATGAACGATGAAGTAGTTTACATGCCTGGAGATATAGTATCAATACTTGATAACATTGATCTAGAATCAAAAACTGTTGCTACTATTAAAGCAATAGAACCTGACAATGATATTGATGGATTAGTGTGGCTATATCTTGCAAATAATAGAGACATATTTAACGATAAGGTTCATCCAGTATATGGTTTCTATTATTGGGATATGATTGAGGCAGGAAATCCAAGAATTGAATTACTCTCTAGAGCAGTAGAATAAGATAGAAGCCTAGGATAGCCCCTAGGCTTTTATTTTTTGGCCTATTAGGACATCATATTAATTCAAGGAGGTGTTCTTTTTTGAAATACGGATTTGAACCTGTAGGGGATAAGCGGGGATTAAGAAAACTTAATCCTGCAGATATAAGACGTTCTAAAACTCCTAAACTTATGAGAACAAGTGTTACATTGCCATCTCAATATCAAGCATATGCCGTATGCGTTGAGTTTGCTAAATCATGGTTTCTTGAGAAGTTTAAATCTAATTACTTTAACTCTGTCTATGTAGATGGAACGCATAGCTTTGATGAATTTAGAAAGTTCTCTACAATAGACCAACAGATGAAGAGAGCTAATCCATTACTTGCTATAGTACCAACTATAGATATGACTCACAATAGACAATGGATTGATTCTGCTCCAGAGATTCCTCTATTACTACGTAAAACTAGTATAGAAGATTCTTTCTTTAATGATAGAGAAAGAGGTTTATATATTCAGCTTATATTTAAGACCATATTAATGAATTTCGTGTTTAGAGTTCGTGTAGATACTAGAGCAGAAGAATTAGATATGGTTGAATATATTAAACTTCATCATAGAGCCGGATGGACAGAGAGCAGAGAGATAGCAATAGACATCCATGTTCCTAAACAGATTATCCTCCAGGTTGCTTTTGATAATGGATTTAAGATTACAGAGAATGGAGAAATAGAAGAACCAATTAAGTTATTGGAATATCTAAATTCACATTCTTATGTGCCGTTCCTCTATAAACTTCGTTGCTCTACTGGCAATAAAGAGTTCTTTATTAGAGTACCAAATTGTATGGCTCACATCAAAGCAGAATTACCCACATTCGATGAGGGTGAACGTCAAGATATGACAGTAATGAACTATATCGTAGAGTTCCAAGTTGAAATAGAAATGACTGCTCCATATTGTTATACGTATTATTCTCAGCATGATATGCCATATATCTTAAATGCTCCCACGTATAAGAACTATGATAAGATCGCTGTCATGGCAGCAAAGACTACTAATATTCCTGCATTGGATGATCATGGTTGGGATCATTTTACTACAACAGAATACTCTGTTGATGATGAAGATCTTGATACTTGTATTGATATTCCATTTGCTGAATTCTTTGAAGGGCATGAGCTACAGAGATTGATTAATTACAATAAACAGATTCATGTATCTCCATTTATATTTATGAACTTCATTATGTTTAATGGTGGAGATAGAGTAGAATATGATATGGATTGGGATACTATGATCTGTCATATTAAAACTCCAATAACCGATAACAATACAGTAATAGCAATATATTGTGACCGTAAATATATCAATGAAACTATAGTCTATTTGGATGAATTAGATAAGAAAACCGCTAGGGTCGAATGACCCTAGCGTATTTCTTTTTTAGTAAGTAAGATTATTACTAATGAGATTATTGTTATAATATACTTGAGGAATGTATGTAGATATAAATCTATTACCGGTAATGATACTATTAACAAACGCCCCATCAATTCTAAATCTACAAGCATCTAATACACAATCTCTCATAGTAGACTCTGTAGCAATCTTAAAATAGATATCACAATCAACAAACTGCACATTATCTAATACACAATTAGATCCAATATATATAGAGGCATGTTTGATGGTTAAATCTCGTAATTCTACGCCCTTATCAAGCTTAATAGAATTAGCTTCAAATACGGTATTTACAATACCAGATCCACGAATGATTATTCTTCTATTAGTTCCAGTCTTTATATCAAAGTCTTCAAAAGTATAAATGCCAGATTTAAAAGAATACAATCCACGTCTATTATTATTGATAGTATCAATTATAACTTTGGTGTTTGTCTCATACTCTGAGCTTACTACAGCATCACATGCAATTTCAGGGTATTTTTCTCCATAGCAACCAAAGATGTATTCCTCTAATTGATGATTGGCAATATCCTCTACTTTGCATCCTCCTATAGTAGCAGCATTACCACCATCTGCAGGAAGCTTAGAGGGTTTATTTTTTATGGCATTAATTGAACCATCTTCTGCGTTCCAGTCGAATCCTCCAAGGGTAATAATCTTTACCAGTTGGTTCAATGCATTACGATCAGCATTAGTAAGATGAACAGAATCTTCAATATGGTCTTTAAGTTCTTCTTCTGTAGCCTTGGAAGCAAGAGCATTTGTAAGGCTTGCTAGGGAATCGTCTTCCTTAATAAGATAGCTCATATCTTTAAGCTTTGTTAACGCATTAGAATCATTTAAGATACGAGAGAACTGATCCGCATAATAGGTCTTAAGCTCTGTACGCAGTGCAGATATAGCAGTAACCAAATCAAGCTTAGATGCTTTAGCCTTGAAGATATCAATCTGTGCATCAGATAAAGTTCTATGATTAAAGTCTTCTTCTGTTGTAGAATCAGTAGTCTCTACAGAGAATTTTTCTGTAGTGACATTTCTATCATAATCTACTTGAGAATATACTTGACCAGATGTATATGCTAAAAATGCAGTGAAGTCTTCAAGCTGTTTAATAACAGATTCTACATATGCTACAGATGGGATTTTATAGTTGTTGTCTTTAGCGTCAAATTCTGTTTCTATAAGATTTTTATCTAATTCAAAAACATTAGCCATTAGTTGCTCCTCCTAAAAGTAATTTAACTAAATGTCATAAATTGCGTACAAAGATATCTCTAGGGAATAGCCCTAGAGATACCAATGTATTTACAAAGTTAATAGCCATGCTTATAATAATTAAGCTAAGGATTAATATTAGGATCTTCATTAGGAAGACTTCTTAAATCTTCCATAAACCCTGCGATAAAGGAGTTACCTCCTTCATCTTTATAATGCTCATACCGTCGCTCACAGCATTCTAATGAATACGTGTCTATCCATTTCTGCTTGCAAAATTGATGATGCACTGATACAATGTATGCTTTTATATCATCCTTATCAGATCTTATTAGTAAGTCAATATTATCATTCATCTTATTAAGCATATCAAGATATGCTTTCTGCTGACTTTCAAGAGCTTCTATCCTCTTTTCTGTATCTTGGAGCTTCTTACCCACATCGTCCATTATTGATTGATCAGCAGTATCTTTTTGGTACCATTTTCGTGTTCTTTCTTTGATCCAGTCCATAAACTCGATCAACCCTTTAACTGCAATAGCGAATAGGACGATGCATAGGAAGATATCTCTCAGAGAGTATGTTGATAGCAAATCTACCATGATTATAGCCTCCGTCTTACATCGATAAAAAAATATGCTATTGTCTTTGCTGGAAAGTATTTGCAAAACTAATAAGCGGACTATTACTTTTGTAAAGCGTGGCCGAGCGCTTTCGCACTTTAATCAAATGTTACACTAAATGATAAAACAATATGCCATTTATAGATTTACTTCAACACCCTCGATGATGATATTATCCTTAGATAGAGTAATTATATCTTTAGACTCTTCAGATTGTTCTGCCGCCGTAGGCATTATTCCATTCTTAGGCTTAATAGCAATTAACCCTAAACCATTAGCAGTAGTATCTATATCATCTACAGATAGATCATCCCATTCTCTACCCTTATAGAAATAAGAGATATCATATAATGCATTTAGTTTAACAAACGTCTTTGGATAGTATGTTTTAGCATGGTATTCATCTATCAGTACAGTACGATACCGATATGTAAGTAAAGCATATTCTACAACTACAGGATGTTCTGTCTTTAATTGCTCTAATAGAAGATTAGCAAACCATTTTAGTTTATCTTCAGCTTCATCTGGGAAGAATTCCTTCTCTATTTTGATATAGAATCCTCTACCATATTCAGCTGTATTACCAGAGCACATTCCACAAACATCTTTATCTGTATTGAGGATGGCACTAGATCTATCTATCTCAAAATGAGAACACATGATATTAGTTTTAGAGTTATTCTCTTTTAGATTTGGTTCAGGAGTAAATAACACATAGCAATTATCATTACAGTACTCACTACAAATAGACCATGATTCATTACCTGTAAAAACTCTTCTACCAACTCTATAGATTAGATGGTGTCTTTGTTGTTCTGCATTGAGAATGAATGTATCTTTAGTTCCATCAGGTAGAGCTTTAAGATTATTCTTTAACAGAATCTCAAGATAGTTTAATCCATCTAATAGAGCTATGCCACTCCATACGATATTATCTTCCTCTATTTCATCAATGCTCTTAGATCCAGTAGATTGATATGTTGAAGATGGTATTACGCCATCTTTAGGAATAATAGCTAAATACTCTAACTGTTTTTCTTTACTGGTAGATATTCCTATAGTGGATACAGATTGAACTACGTAAGGCATATCATCTGTATTGAATTCATCATCTAGAGTTACAGCATCTGATAATGATAAATTACGATATACTGTATTATCCTCACGGAGATCCATTAAAGATCCTTCCCATTCTTCTTGCTCATCATCACTTGGAATTACACCATCTAATGGTACAGCAGCATATGTGCTAGAGAAGTCTGTATGGGAAGCCGTATAAACACTAGTCTTACCATCTACAATAATCATATCCAGATTATCATTTACAGTACCCGGTAGAGTAAATTCAACCAATCCAGATCTAAGTATTACAGATTGCTTATACAGGTTTATCATATATCTAGAATTGTTTATAATAGCATATGCTAAGTGTGGGCTAATTATATATAGAGTATCTGTAGAAGATACCTCCATATATAGATCAAAGTAATATCTTTCATCATTTATATCAACAGCGTATATCCCTGGCTTCAATCCAGAGAATGTATTATTACCATCTATAATTTTTAATCTTGCAGTAATAGATTGGCCTAAAGAATGCTTCTTATTTACTGCACATATTCTTCTATATTGCGTGTGGTTAGTATCATGAATAACGTGAGTTAATAAAGCACTCATTGTGTAATTACAGTCCTATTCCAAATAAATTTATCATCTCCAGTGATAGATCCATATACGAAAGTATATAGATAGTATTGATTAGCGCTTCTTGTTACATAGAAGAAATCAATACTATATTCACTGTTATCCGGCAATGTCAATTCTTCCGTACTTAAAACCACACCGCAGCATCCATTATATATATTATTGATATTTAGAGTCGTTACCCCACCTTCAGGGATAGTAATCTTATCTGTTTCAGAAAAATCCCATTGACCATCTGTGACTTCTATAAAACCATAATACTGGTCTGCTGTTTCACCCTTCTCACCACGCTCAACAATACATTGCCAATATAGCTCTGAATCATCTTGCCCTACAGGTAAAACTCCAATAACATCAGCATTATCATCTAAAGTATCTTGATTAATTAGAAGATATGATCCTCCATTATATGCTACCAGGTCTAAAAACCGATATGAAGTAGCGGGGTTGTAATTGCCACATGGTCTAACTCTAAAAGGCCCAAGACCATAATCAGCCATTTTAACGACCTCCTTTGAAAATCAATTTATAAGAATGTTGAGGCGGGGAAAAATCCCCGCCTCTACTATCTTACTGCGTTGTAGTGGAATTAATTGTATCAGAGCTTACAACAATGGTGCTGGGAGTTGTTGCCGCAGCCTCTCCATTCTTCATACTGTCATATGATTTCTGAGCGATAGCTTGAATCTCTGTTTCTGTCATATCAATACCATATCTCTCAGCAATAATAGATAGCTGCTCAACTACCTCTTCCATTTTTTCTTTGCCGGTTTTATCCTGCATGAACTGTCTAGCCCATGCGACAAACATATCAGCATATTTAACAATGAAATCCATTTTAGAGATAGCATCAGCAATGGTTTCAGTAACCTCAGTAACAACAGTATTATTACTTCCAAGATACTTACCAAACAGGAAACAGCATACCATAAATAAAACTTCAGCTAATAATTTAACAATATCAGTAGCCATTCTATAACTCTCCTTAAACATTTTATTTACCCTACAGAACCGGCATCATCATTACTATTGAGAGTTTCCAGTTTAGGATCCTCTACAACAATAGAAGTAGACCCAGATGTAGTGGTAGTTGTTGTAGTGACGGTAGTTCCACTACCATCATTACCGCTAAGAACAGAACCAATTTTAGAACTAATATGCTGGTTTAATAAATCACTTGTTTCTTTTGATATGCTTCCAGAAGTATTATTGCCATTGCCATACTCTGCTTTGGAATCGAAGTATGCTCTAATCATATATACTAATGCTGTACCAATAATGGTAACGCATACTTGCTTAGATAGATCCTCTGCTATCTGTATTTTATCTAAGAATGCGAGTACATAACTAAGCTGGAGATCTATAAGCGCTGTAACTACAATGAGAGCAACAAGAGCCTTGGTAAATGTATCTACTTTGATGCTTTTAATCTGTTCACGAAATGTACGACGTTCAATCGCATTTTTAAGACGTCTTTCATAGCGAGCTTTCTTAGCTTCTTCTGGAAGTCTCATGGTAAATACACCTCTCTTTTTAATAGATTTTACTATCGTGTTCGATATTCTCCAGGCTGAACATTTTGGTAAAATACTCAAGGAGGGTTACAAATGGCTACAAACAATTATAACGACCAATTTGAGCTTGGTCGTATTCCTCTTAAGCCTTTAGCATATAGTAGTAAGAATCTTGCTAGTACTAATGAACTCATAGTAGATTACTCTGGAGATAATCCTACATACAGAATATATATCTCTGATAAAGATGATGTAAGTAAACTCCATGATCTTACATATGAGATTGCTCAGGATATTATTAATTCTGATATATCTGCTGATCCTAGCAAATTGAAGATTGATCTTGAGGGTGTAGATGAGCCTGAGGATCTTAAGTTTCTTATGAATTTCATTTATAAGAGGTTAATATATGCTGAAAATGCTAATGGATTTAGATACGATAGAGATATAACTAAAGTATTAGATGAGACATCAAAGAATACATTACTTACCAATACAGATGGAACTATTATATTACCTGTAACAACAACAGATAATGTTCTAGATAAGTCTGGGCAGACTATATCTGATCGTCTTGCTAATATGGTTAGCACTGGCATTAACCATTATACTATTACACCAGAAGTAGATTCTCAAGCAGAGTTTGATATTACTCTACCATATTCTAACTATGATGGATATCTTGAAATTTATGTGGATGGATTATTAATTCCTGAAGATGATTATACATCTACTGTAGATGAAGATGATAATGAGATTCTTGTAGTATCGTTAACTAATAATGATCTTATCAATAGTATTACTACAGAATCTAAGATTCATGTTGTATTCATCTACAATACTCTTATGACTGGAACTGGAAGATATGAAAAGCTTAATGGCGCTAGTATATCTAATAACTCTATTAGCACTAGAAAACTTGCGAGAGTATCTGACTCTTATACCTTTAACAATAAGAATACTGTTGCTACGTCTGCGGCTGTGTACAATCTCTATACTTATGTGGCTGATAAATTAGATGGTTCTGCAGACAATATGATTTATGCATTAGACTCCTCTACTGATAATGGCACTATTATTATATCTACATCTAAGGATTTTGTTAATGATACTGAGCCATTTATTGTTGAGGTTGCTCTGCATAGCAATAAACTATCTGAAGTAGTATTAATGATTCAATCTACAACCACTGTTACTACAGAATCTAATACAGAAGAAACTACAGATGAAGGAGATGCTGCTGTTATTAGTGATGATTCTGATACATCTGAAGTTGCAACAACCAATGTATATGATTTAGTATATCCAGATGGAACCAGATTAACCAGAGGATTGTCTGCAAATAGAGTAATGAAGCTCATGATTCTTAATGAATATAATGAAGCAGTAATTATCTCTTCTGGTATGAATGCTCCTAAGAGCACTAGGTATATTTATACATGCGCTGATAGAGAAACAGATATTCCTTATTCGGCATTAGATCATAATACAGATGATCTTATCAATGTATATCGTAATGGAGTTAGATTATTTGAAGATTTGGATTATTACATTGATACGGTTAATGAATTCATAACTCTATTTGAACGTACAGAAAAAGATGAGAAGATTATATTTGAAGCATTGAGCTGACTACAATTACCCCAGGTGGATTTAACCACCTGGGGATTGTGTTTCGCTTAGAAGTACAGAGTATAGAGTAAGCTTACACTCTTAGATGTAGTACTGAGAATCTCGTTAGGGATATTGACTAAACTAAATGGTCTAATATCTTGGAAATCCTCAATCTCATAAGTACTCATACTACCAGTTCTATTAAGCTTAGTAACTTCAGTAGTCTTAGTCCATGCTGTTACTAAAGAGATCTGATTGATCTTAGCATTCTCAAGACCTTTATGAGTAATAAAATAATCACGGCAATCATCTTTAGTAATCTTCAAGTGAAGCTCTACATAAGACTGTGCTTTATCTGCAGATGCAGTATTAGAGTATACAGTCTCTGGAGTAACAGTATCAGAAAAGCTACCAATAGAGGTAACAAAGTTCTGTACTAAGTTAGGAGTATTAGAAAACCCCTTAAAGTAATATGCTACTCTGTTCTGCCCATTAGATAAAGTGAGACTCTTCTTACCGTGGTACACGTCTTCAGGAACATCATCTGCGCTAGCAAGAGGATATCTAAAGGGCACCAGATTATCAGGAGTGATCCACTCGCAATAATTAACAGAGAATACATCAGAAGGATCTAATCCAGCCCCTCCCTGTCCAACACAGAAGCCAATAATCTTACGCTGAGATTCATCAGGAATAGAACCAATGGTATTACCATCATTATCCTTGATGATTGCTGTGGGATATGTAGTACCACTAGCAGCATTATCTAAGCTAAGAATGCTATCATATGTTGGTGTGGCATCAAGACAGTTACGATCAAGATCAAATGCTTTCATAGCCATGAATGCAGATCCAGCAATAACAGTCTTATTATGCAGAGGGCCAAAGATCAACTCTCCAGCATCATTATAAACTTCAATCTTGCTATTAACACGCTGAACACTATGATCTATAGGATTAGTATTAAGATTTACGTTATCGTTAGGTCTATAATATTCAGGTATATGCATTATCTTATCCATCTAACAAATCCCTCCATTCTATATAATCGCCTGTAAGATGATTAATCTCATCTATAACCTGCGCAGGATAAACAGATTGGTCATCTTCATCTGTGGTTATAATCATATCATTACCATTCTCATATCTAAATCCAGCATTAGACGACGAGATAGTAAGTATATTATCATCTGTATTAACAATGATTCCATCATCATCAAATATAAGATGAAGCATGGTGTTATTATCAGTGTACTCAATTCTGCTTCCAGATCTAGAAATGATTCTTATTCTATCCCTTGGAGCTAAATGCTCATTTGCTTCCATTACAGGATCGCATAGATCATATAGATCAGTATACTTTGTCCCTGATACATTAGTACCATCCAATGGATTTACTTTAACTGTATCATGGATATAAGCATTACCCTTAAGAAAATCAATTCTTATCTTAGGATCTTTAGTCTCTAAAGCCCTAACAGTATTCTCAAATCCATCTCCAAGCTTATATACAGTGTTGATACCAAGTAAGTGAACCTTCCAAGATTTAAACCAGTTTATAAGCTTAGTGATATACTGCTGAATGTAGTTAGCACTCACTGCAGGGAAGTAGGAATATAAGAATCCATATGAGTATGTATCAATGTAAGTATCAAGAGCATAAGTAACTTCAATGATCTCATTTGCTATCTCTGAGTGCATCGCATCTGGATCAAGAGTTTTAAATCTACTAAGACGTGCATAGAGAACAGCATCGCGATTCTCTAGAAATTCAGTATACGTTTTAGCATATGTATCTTCTCCAATTTTAAATGCTTCCTTATTGTATTTAGAGGTCATAAGAGAATCATACAGCTTCTTGTATATCTGGTACTTTCTATAATCGCTTTCATTAGCCATCAATTCGCAAAGATATTTATAGATGGCTTCATTGGTATTATACAATCTCATGAGAGTATCATAAGAAGTAATATCTTGAGCAATGAAATTATCAGAGTAAGCCTTTACGAATTTGATATTACTTACGATTACCATATCACCAACACTAATTGGGAAATTATCAAAATCGTAAATAATAAATCTTATTTCAGGATGCTCTATTTCATTAGCCACAAACACATGGGATACATAGAACTTCTCTCCTCTAGAGACTTCATAGATTCTATCATTAATAGAACTAACAGAATCATCTGCTGTATTATAGATTTGAATCTTACCAGTGAAGTTCGTCTCTACATAGAAAGACATGTAATATTTATTACCCTTCTCTAGAGCCACATCTCCAATGTAAGCAGATGATTCCATATAGAATCCAGAGCCTACAGGATCAGATTCTTTCTCTTCTGTTTCAGCAGATACGCTTCCGGGTTTATGATAGTACCAAGTGTTCTCTCCAGACATAGCGCTATATTCTTCATCTACATCTCCAGGAGGATAATAGAACCAGTCATTCTCATCCCATACATTGTCTGTTACTTCAGGGTTATACTTACCAATTTCATATAGCTCATTAGCATCAGAAGAAGTAATGGCTCTATTAAATACAACAACCATCATCTGAGTTTCAGCATATGTTGCATTATTCAGTAAGGCAGTGACATACTCAGGATCACTATTATAAACAAATCTCTTTACAGGATCTTCTGTTATAATATATTCATAACCCCGAAGTTCTAATACATCGTAATCATTATCGCCACGGAGGATCAATACTTTAGTTGCGCCTTTGGTGGAAGAATACATGAGATAAGAAGCAAAGTTCTTTACCACAAGAGCATATACTCCATCAGAGTTCATATAGTAACAGTTGTTAGGAGACAGCAATTCATCTTCAGGAATATAGGTCTTAGTAGCAGGGTCATAAATATACAACTCGCTAGAGATATTCCACTTATTCTCTTGGTATACGTCATTAAGTTTTCTAAAATAACGAACCTCACCATCAAGAGTAGTATCAGATATTTCTGTATCATAATCTACTTTAATATATGTATCCTCAGGGTAATACTCTACAGATATATTCTCTCCATTTGTTTTACGCTTAGTATAATAGTCTGTATCAATGTATTGAACAAAGTGGCCATCCTCATGTCTTATCCAGCAATCATCTTCAGATACATTAAAGTCTATATGGCTTGCGGCTATTACGTATCTTACGTATTGCTGAACTCCATTGATGGTTACTAAAACATATGCTTGCTCTGGATCAAGACTCCATGTACTATCATCATTTTGAATCCAATAATTACCGAAGATTAATAACCTCTTATCAGGATTATTAGGATCTTCCGTAAAGAACTTTTCATCTGTAATTTCAGAATACTCTCCAGTTACATCATTTTTCTCATAATAAGCATCAGCAGAGAATATGTATCTATTGTATTCATCAATGATAGATATCTTCTTATCAAAGAGTTTATCCATAACGCCAGTATTATAGTTATAATAATAAACTACATCGCTAGATCTGACGTAATTTCCATAATCATCTTTAGTATAAAGATAGAATATAGAATGATTAGAACCATCTGTAAAATACGTATAGATGTATTGATCCATAATGTATGCATAATCATCTACAGAAAATGCAACACCATTTCTTAAATCAATTACTTCTAACCATGCATTATCAACTAAGATATATGAATGCTCATATCCATCTAGATCATTTTCAAAATCTCTTGTATAGAGAATAAGATCATATGCAGATTTAATATTCTGGTTATATGGTAGTGGGTATACGTTATCTTTAAATATATCTTTCTGGTAATAAGAGTTATTTAAAGAGAAGAATTGTCTAAACGTAATGTCTGTACCATCAACAACAATATCGTCTAAACTCATCTGAGCATTCTCTTGTAGCCATGCATCTAACTCGTCTATATCAGCACTAAGATTGAAAGATCTGATATTGTAATCTGCAAATGCCTCTTGATAATCATAACCATCCTCAGCAATGCGAGTATTAATATCAAAGATATTCTCTCTGTCAGCCATATCTGCTTCTTGAGTAAATGCTTTAGGATCACTTAAGATCTCATTAAGAGCTTCATCAAAGTTGTATCCCTTGATATATAGAATCTGTGTAGGCGAATACATAATGTTATCTGAGATGTCATTATAATAATACATCATGGCAAATAGATAACAAACAATATCCATAAACTTAAACTTATGATTCTTCTGTATATATGGAATCTCCATAGTAAGAGCTTCTTCAGAATACAGATTATCAAAGAGCATATTGTAGAAGTACGTGACTTGGAATGATTGTTCTGTAAGATCTGTTACAGATTCAATAGAGATATACTTAGTCTTAGCAGCATTAAAGTTATAATCCATGAATCTATTATATAGAACATCATGATCTAATCCGCCATGCCAAGTATCTCCCTCATCCTCATAGACTATCTCATCATATGTGATAATATAGTTCGGATCATTCTTATATTCAGTCAACTGCTCATCTACAGGAACTTTAATGAATTTAATCTCTGCAGGATTTGTATTTGCTTTAATCTGGGTAAAGTATGTGGAGTCATATAGAGATATGAAATCTCCAGTCTCTTCTTCATACAGATATATATCTTTAGTATTATCTATAATCTGTTTAGTAGAGATAGTGCCATCCTCATTCTCTATAGTGATAGTCTTAAACCAATCTGATGCTTCATAACCTGAAGACTCTGTAAGCCTGGAGAAAGATATTCCAGATGGATTCTTTTTAGATCCATTTATATCTTTTACCCATAGTACATCAGGGTTATAGTCTATATCATTATCCTCATCCATTATGTATTCCCCAGTATTAACATCTACATTTCTATCTTTAAATAGATAGTAACCAAATACTTTAACATCAGAGAATCCAAACAGATTACAAATATCAATCATATTTCTCGTAGAGGATTTATACTTCAATAATAGATTAAGATTCTTCAACATGGCTCTTAAATACTTTATAGGAATCTCACTATAATATGGAACTCCATAAGATTCAAATAACCACTTGATACATCTAGAATCAAATACCTCTCGATCAATAATCATTTCAGTAATTCCAGATAGCATATCCATGATAGTATTAATGAGTATAAAGATAATCATAAACTTATCATAGTAATCAGACTGGAATTTATGAGCATCAGAATAAACAGCACGGATAACGTAATCTCTATTTACGTTGAAACAATCAACGAATCTCTTCTGAGCATCATCGTCATCCACTGTAGGAATTCCTATCAACTGAAACTTAGCAGCTTTACGGCATTGGTATAGATCAAGCTTATTGTCAGCAAGATGTCTGATGTATTTATATCTAGCATCACTTGGAGATGCTCCACATGCTTCAATATAATCATCTAATATACCATAGCTTTCGAGAATGCCAATATCATATGAGTCAAACTCATATAGCTCTTGCTTCCAATGTATTTCAGGATATATTCCTGTGGGTAATTGCTTGATGAATCTATCTCCAAAGGATACAAAAGTTCCAGTAGTGGAATCATATGACTTCTGTAGAGTATCTACGCATACATTACCAGAGTTATC